GTTTACCGTAGACATCTCTGGGGATTTCTTGAACCTGATCAATGGTAATATCCATGATGTTAGCGTCAATCCTACGGCCAATCTCTTCCTCAGCCATTTCCATAGTAATATAAAGAACATTTTTACCATACATCAAATGATTAGCTGCCATGTGACATTTAACCAATGATTTACCACCACCAGTTGTCGCCAATAACACAGTCATAGATTTACGAGGTAAACCGCCTTTTGTAATCTTATTAAAGATATCAATATCAAATGGAATACGCTCTTCTTTCTTATGATAATGTTCATAACGATCTTCATAGTCATTTAAGAAGTCGTGACCAACACTTGTATCAAAACTAATACCTAATGAATCTGAAAGAAGTTTAGGAATTTCACCTTTAGTTTCTGCAACTTCACCATCAAGTATCAAAATACTTTTTCTGATTGCGTTATAAAGATCTTTATCTTGACAAAACTTTTCTGTTTGATCTATAAGATATTGTATATTAGTATCTTTATCAATTTTAAGTTCATTAATAAGTTCAGATACTTGATTATAGTTATCTTCATTTAGATCTTTACGATTATCAACTGCAATACGCAAAGCCTCTTTTGAAGGAGGCTCTTTGTATTTTTCTACGTATTGAGAGACAGTCGAAAAGAGTTTTCGAAGAGCAATATCGTCAAAATAATCTTCTTTTAAATAAGGAAAAACCTTTCGGCTAAATTCCTCATTCAGTATCAGATTCGACAGTATCGTCTTCTCTATCATTTTCTACTTCCTCTTGTATACTATCAATCATAGTAAGTTTAAATTTCTTTTCGACAAAGTCATTGAAGCCTTTATCATCCATAAGTGATTTGAAAAACTCTTCATCAGATTCAATATCTTTAGAACGTCTTTTTGGTTCAATAATTTCACCAGTTTTCATATCAACTACATTATACCAACCTTGATTAGCTTTTGTCAAATGTCCAGATTCAAGAGCTAAGTCAAAGAGACTTGAATATTTTTGAATACCAGTGTCATATAATACAGTGAAAGGCAGTTTAGATTTTTCTTTAACATATCTTGATTTTTCAATATTGATAGTAAATTTAAATCCTGCAAGATCAGTTCCTTCTTTTTCTTGAGATTTAGAGATAATAAAGATCTGATTAGCTGAATAGTAAATACCTGTACCACCAGATACCACGTTCTTAGGAAACAATCCAATTTCTTTATAGGTATGGTTAACCGCAATCATTGGAATATCTTTTCCAGTAAGCTTAGGTGTGATAATACGGAATAAAGATTTCAACTGTTTAGCACGTGACATATCAGCAACTGACTTTTCATTTTCAGCATCTTCAACCTCTTTACGAGAAGCAAGGTTACCAACTGAATCGATCATGATGAATACTTTATCACCTTTTTCAATTTCATTTAACCTTTTAGTTGCATCAAACTTAAGTTGTTCAACATCTTCAATAGGTACGTGAATAACACGATTCGTATCAATATTATAACTTTCAAGATATTCAGGAGTGATACCATATTCTGAATCATATAAGATTGCTACACCTTCAGGATATTTCTTAAGGTAAGCTTTCATACAATAGAGTCCCAATAAAGTTTTGAAACTCTTAGATTCACCAGCCACTACTGTAAGACCAGGAAGCAAACCACCTTTCAATGAACCGCAGAATGCGATATTGACAATAGGTAGTTCTGTTTGAATAGGATCCTTTTCGTTAAAAAACGATGATTTAGCAAGTACGGACGATCCTTTAACCGAACCTGCTTTGAGCATTTTATCTAATAGACTCATATTATTCTCCACTTAATATTTGATATAATTTATCCGCAAAAGCATCTAGTTTCGAATAACGGTCAGGCCAGTAGATATAATCTTTTTCTGGATTTGCCTTTAGGTTATTTAATAGTGGCATAATTGCATCATATAATAACTGAGCCTTTTCTGACGCGCTTGTTGCTGCAGCAGAGGAAGTCTCAGCTTCAAGTTTAGATTGCTGAACAACATCAAGTTCATCAGCATCCATAGCTGTAAAGCCAAAATCAAAATCTACTATAGATTCTGTTGTTTTTAAATCTGACATGATTTTTCTCCTTTAAAAAATAGGGAGGGATTAGCTACCCTCCCATACGCATCATTAACCTCTTGCGAGTTCTTTAAAGATTGAAAGATCATCGTCATCATCATCTGCAGCAACACTAGGTGCAGCAGTTGGAGCTTCAGGAGCAGATGCAGTTTCAGTATTAAATACTAAATCTTCATCTTCATTATCTTCTTCGAAAGTTGACTGAGCAACTGGTTCATCAGAAGATAAGTCCAATACTCTAAACAATTTGGTTTTCAACTCTGCATAAGACTTGAAGTTTTTAGGATCGACAATGTCTTGTAGAGAGTGTTGTGAATTCCAAACTGCTTCCAGTTGTTCATCGTCTTCGAACAATGGAGCAGGAGCATCAAACTCTGATTTATCATAGTTTGGATAACCTTCAAACTGACGAATTTTCAGTCTAAAGTTTGCACCTTCCCAAAGGTCGAATGGATTTACTGGTTCTTCATCTTCAAAAGTAGGATTCATAAGATCATTCAACTTATCAAAGATTTTTTTACCAAAAGCGTATAGGAAAACTTTTCCTTCGTTCTCTGGATTTGCTTGGTCTTTGACCACGTAAATATTAGCAGTATACTTCAATCTACGTTTTTGCTTACGTGCTTGATCTTTATCAGCTTCAACACCTGTGTTCCACAACTTAGAGTTGTATTCAGATACTGGGTCATCTTGACCAAGAGTTGTAAGCGAGTTTTCGATATACCATAATCCTGTAGGACCTTGGAACCCGTGGTCCCATACTCGAACGAAAGGCATTTCTTCACCTTTAGGAGCAGGCAAGAAACGAATTACTGCGAATCCGTTACCGGCTTTATCTCTAGTTGGTTTCCAAAATTTACCTTCATTCGGGTCCGAATAAGATTTGGTAGTGATTTTCTCGAGTTGAGCATTAAGCTTATCGAGAGATTTGTTACGATTCTTCTTTAACGAAGCAAAGTCTGTTGTTGCCATAATTTTTCTCCTTTATATAGCGTTATTTTGCGTAGTATTGCAATGATCAAAAAAAGTATCCACGAATTATGGATTTAAACTTTTTCTCATCATAATCTAAGAAAGGTTTATATTTCTTAGAAAGTCTTATTATATCACAAGATACGATTTTGTCAACTATTTTTTCACTCCAGTATGAAAAAACTTTCGCTTGGTGTGATAGAATAGTAAAAGTCTCTAAAGAGATTTTCTTTTGACTATACATCGTCATAATATGAGGATGTTGTCCATCTCGTGATACAAAGTTTTGTTGATAGTCATCTAATAGATGTACCAACTCGGATTTGAAAACATGACTCAAAGAATCTTGTTTTCTCTTCCATTCTATATATCTGTTTTGAGCTTCCTCTTCAAGAATTTCTCGTATCCAGATATCAGGTTTTATGATTACATTTGAGAGGATTAGATTTAACCAGTCGTCTCTTTTTGTAAGCTTAGCAAAAAAATATGCGTCATTGCGTGACATGAAGGTTTCGTAAGATGCTCTGACCTTTCCATTATATTTAAAGAAGTCATATCCATCCGTAGTAAAATGTTTCTTTAATGCAAGATATTTTACATACGCATCGAATGAACTATCACTCAAAATGGTCGGAGAGATCTTTTCCATCCTTTACCACCATCTTCAATTGCACAGCTTCAGTTCGAACTTTTTCTCGAAGTATCGAAGACTTCTTAACGATCTGAGCTATTGTTTCAATTTCAACATCATGCTTTTCTGCGAAGTCTACTAGAGCATCTATATAAGGAACTCCTCTAGAGATATTCTTTGAAATTTCATGATGTATTCTATCTGGTGTTAACGCAACAACTGACATATCTTCTTGTTCTCCTTGTTTGGGCATATTGCTATTCCAAGTTTATACAGTATATTATACTATAGATTGAACAGAATGTCAACTGTTATTTTAATATTTTTTACAATAGATAAAAATTGGTCTAATAGCTTTTACACCATTAGACCAACTATTATAACACGC